TTACCACCTGCTCCGAACTCCTTGTACAGATCTCGTTTACCGAAAGCTTGCTGATCTCTATCAAAGTTCTTTTTCCGTCCCTGATAAAGCCCCCACGCTTCCCCAGAATCTTGCCTACGAAATTGCCTGTAGCCTCTCTTTGGTCCTTCCTCTGGTATGTTTTGATTGTCATTAGCCAAGAAGACCCCCTGTTAGTTTCCCAAAAATACTTTGTTCGGGAGCGCTGTTTGCATAAGCGTTACCTGCTACGTCAGCCCCGTATGATTTCATTTGTTCTCCAAAAATTCTATTCTGTAACCCATCTTGTCTTCTCTTCTCGCCCAATCTGTTCTTAAGATTAAACTCGTCAACCGATAGCTTACCTAGTTCTGCCTGAGGTAGCATCTCTTGTGCATTTCTTTGTACGTCTGCTTTTTGCTGTAAAATACCCATGCCCCTGTCAGCCGAACCTGCTCTTTGTCTTTGCTGACTCATCATAAGATTTCTTTTCCCAGCTCTAGCAATTCTATCAGAAGCGGCACTTGATACTCCGCCTGTCTGAGCTAAATTTGATTGCGCTTCGTCAGCACCCGTAGCCGCTAATTTAGAAGAGTGTCCTAAGTCTGCGGTGAGGTTACTGGAGTTCTGCTCCATCATACGGTTAAAAGGATCGTTAAGAGCTGCACCGCCGCCAGCTATACTTCTCATTCTGCCCAGTGCTTGCTCGTTCATTCCAGCGGTCATATCGCCTGATAGTTTACCGTCTTTATTTAGAAGATTTCTAAAATCAATCTTCCCTGGGTCTGATACTGATCCTACTTTGTTCCCCTGTAATAGTTCCCTATTCTTTTCCATGTTCATACGTGGCTTAGAATAGTAGTTGGCTCCGTTAGGATCTTCGGGGTTGTTGGCGTAACTCATTAGGTAGACTCCGAGTACATTGTTAAGTCTAGCTCTAACTCTGTTTCGCCGTCAGCAGCCATTCTTGAAAGTGTATCTTGCATAAGTTTTCGTTGGTTCTCCACAGCACTTGCTGCAAGAGGTAAGTTTGGATGACCCTCTTTTTCGTAGCACTTCATTTTCATGAAGTTATATATAAACATAGAAAATTCTGGAATGTCACATACAGAAGTATCCGACTCCATCTTGTTTGCGTTACGTATAAAGTAAACTCTAAAGCCACTGGCTAGAGTTTCATTAGGCGTTGGCGTTACATTTATTTGTGGTGCTGCCTGAGCTGCATTGTTTAAGACAAAATATCTATACCAATCAGTCGTAGGGTATTGATCCTGGACTTCAAGTAATTCAAACATGTCCCTTGGCTTAAGTTTTTTGACTGTATATATAGTTGAGCCGTTACGGTAGATAATACTTCTAATCTTATTAGCGTATATAGTAGCAGGTAAATCGTATGAGTCAGTGCCACTAACCAAACTAATGGCTTCAGTAGCAAGAAAGTAATCTTCATACAACGTATGAATTTCCGCTTCACATTCATCTATAGCCTCGTTGTGATAATCTAATAACTCAGTTGGAGTGATGAAGATTTCATCTTCCAAGTCCAAAGCTCTTTGTACTTTTAGCTTCAGCTCTAAATGAGTAAAATATTCCATCTTTACTCCTACGGGGCAGTTTCTATTCTGACCACGTATGTTGGGGTGATTTCATCTACACAATGAATATATACCCAGTTTGTTTTTGCACCGTTATAAGTTCCGCTGGTGATTGTCCCAAGTGGGATCGTCAGCGCAAAGCTACCTGTACACTCCAGAACTACTGTCTTGTTAAGCTTTGGATTTCTAAGTGTTATCTGGGTTGCTTCAGTTAGTAGTTTATGTCTTATATAGCTGTTTGCAAAGTCCAGAACCGTATCCGCTAGGAACTTTCTACCCTCTACAATGTCCCTATTGGCGTATTCTTCCAGCCTTCTAAGGCTTTCCCTAGCGTAGGTGTCTTGTACTTCGTTAAGTAGTAGGGTGATGTTCTTAGGCATTACTCACCCTCTCCTGACCTGAAAGGCTTCTGAGTCTTTCCTAGCCCCGCAACGTGCAGCGTATAACCAACCAAATTAAGAATCTGATTTTTCGGCTTCCCTTTAAGTTTCCACCCTGCACCAGTTGTATTAGCTATGGCACTCTGCGTATCCTGGAAAGTTGCTACTGTGGCACTATCCCTGGAAGTTACTAGGTGATCCGTAGCGTAAGCGTTGGAGCTAAAAGAGAGGTAGTAATCTATAAGGTCATTTCGCCAGGAAAAAGCGGTGTCGTCAAGAGTGGCAGTATCTGCCCCCGCATCGAGGTTCGCTGTAGTGTTGTCATCACTATCTGTGATAACAACATAGGCGTTTGTAAATTGGACCTGTTTATATGTGCAGCGTAAATTCTTAGCCGGGAAGCGTCTTTGCTCCTCGATGATCCCTGTGAAGTTCCATATAAGACCTTCATCTCCCCAAGACACATCTGGGTCTCCCCATAAAAATGAGCTTGTGTTAACGATAGGCTTGAGAGCCTGGGTAACAACCCGGTCATCATTAATACTATTTATTTGCATCGCTAGTGAAGTTTCACTGGCAGCAATAACCCCGATCCTTGGTATAAACTTTCTCATAAAAACTGAGCCAAAAGAAAAGGCGCAGCTTACATAGTTATATATAATCGCTTCGGTTTCCCATAGGTTAGCATCAATACCTGTAGTTACTTTTGGATCGGTAAGTGTAGCCGCTGCGTGCTGAAAAATATATCCGTCTGAGTTTCCTCGTATAAGTTTTCCCTGGTAGTACTCTAATGCACTTGGAGAAAACGAACCATTGCCGTTATCACTCCAAGTGGTAAAGCAAGAATCAGGACGTACTCCAAAGCTAAGTTCCAACGAATATATTCTGTCGTTATCGTCCGAGCTTGCGTCTTGCTTGCACGCCCAGAGCACTCTTGAGTTCTCTTTGTCGTAGGTTCCATATACATCACTTCCTGTGTTTGCCGCCATGATTAGATATCGCTCATCAAATTCACGGGAAATCTTTTCCACTGTGAAACCGTTAGTAACGTAGAAGCCATCTGCACCGGCAAAAAATACCCCTTCCCTAGTAGAAACTATGGAGTCGTTGGATATACAACCAGTAGTTGACGATATTTTTTGGACCTGGGCAAAGCCCGATCCATCTGATTCAAAACGTCCATCTATTCTATAGAGGGAGTTTTTACAGAAGATAATAGGAATATATTCATGTGACCCCATACCCGTAATGTCATCATCTACTTCGACAAAAAACGCTTCAGGACAAGAATCAGGATCGTTAGGAACAGATAGCCGTATTCTATTGGGTACTTCATCAGCTCCCGATTTAAGGAATCCATAGTAACCTACGTTGTTTACAACGTGGAGAAATTTACAAAGCGGTGGAGCATCCCTGTCTACGGACCCATCAGTAATGTAAAGAGTAGCGTTAGTAAGGATAGTAGCATCAGACGAAGTATCGTTGTACGTAGTGGTCCCATTTGTAACTTCCCCGACGTAATAAAAAACATCGCCGTTACTTTGCGTTCTATATACTTTTACTTTTATACTTCCTGTATCTCTGTTTCCTGTGGCGCCGTTAGCGAGTACAGGGATAGAAGTTATGTTAATTGTATTTGTTTGGGCAGGACCTACGTTTAGTTCTGAGTCTGTTACTACAGAACCAAAGTCCTCAAAGGTTACATCACCTATTTGATAGGTGTAAAAGTAAGCAAAGGCGTATATATAATTACTCCCTGTACCGCCACTTGAAGCGATAGCTGGAGTTGACGCCAATGCAGGTAAGCCCATGTCTCTGATCTGTAAAACATCTGAGTTATCTTTGTACGCTTTCATTGGAAGCATGAACTCATTGTTTGTAATATATAGATGCCCGTTCCACTGTGAAGTGGAAAACTTAGCCGCTGCAGAGGCGGTAGAAAAAGCATCATTACTATCTACTGGACCGACCAATGATGCCATTGTGCCCGCTAGTAGGTAGCGAAAATTTACTCTGTCAAAAAAGAAAATGTCACTATCATTATCGAAGTTTACAATCTTATTTATACGCTGCTCGGAATCAGGACCAAGTTGATTAGCCATGTCCCATATGAGGGAGCCGGGTCTTGAGTATAGTTTATTATTAAAAGTTACGACGAAGTTATCAGCCTCTTTATAGCGATTAATAGGACCATCAAGATAGTTATCTGTAATTCCGCCGCTAAAATCTGAAACCTCGAATGGTTGAGTTTGGAGCATAGTATTACCTATAGATTATTTTGACGTCTACACTAGAGTCATTAATAAATACGTCGAAAGTTGTTGCGGTTAGTCGCTCGTATCTAAGGCAGACAAAGCAACCATCGTCAGTGCCACTAGCAATTTTGAATAGAATAATATGATTATCAATTTCTGAAATCCCGGTGGGCACAGTGATAGTATCTTTATATAATCCATTAGATTCCACATTCCAATCTCCACTTGATATAGTAGCGGTTCTTGCGGTAATCGCTTCTGGGTTTAAACTAGGAGAATTTGTACCTTCATGATTGTGGGCATCATCTTTGATAATGTTCGCCTCTAACGCTGGGAAAAACACAGTTCCCTTATCACCTGTAGCAGGTAGCTGACTACCGTATGTTAGTGTTGTAATTGCCATCCTATTTTACCACCCTGAGCGCAAAGCCCATATCTTTTAATTTTTGATGCATCTGTTTATCTGCTAGATCAAAGTACTCAATTTTTCGATCACACTTCTCATAGATCCACATTATCTTTACACAGTCCTCATAAGAGTACCTGAATATCCCAGGTTTGTCAGTTGGATATAACGTCCTATATTCAAGCCTGGGAGCCGTTTTAGAGGTAGCGCAGCTACTTACCAGAATAGCGAAGGCGATCAATTTCAGCATCATCTCTCTCCTCATCTGATTTACTCAGCTCCTTAAAAATACGATAGTCTCTCTCGTCAGCTTGCTTACTTTTACGTAAACCTGACAAGAAAGACACGACAAAGGCTATAACTGAGCCCAGTATCTTCACTACTTCTTCTTACGAGAGAACTTTTTGATTAGATCAAGAGCTTGTTGCAAAGTTTTGTCTGGTTCATCCCCAGGTAAAACAAGGGCAATTGCCAGTAATGCTGAGATAGCGACAGTTGCGAATCCCGCAACTTCTGTAATTTTTGCCAAGATGGCTAGTAATCCTTCCATGATTAACTCCTATGGGGAAACTTGTAAGTGGGCGTGGATGCCATCACCAACAGAATTTCCATGTATATAAATTGGTCTATGTTTTTTAGTTTTCTTGGAGATCGCTCCCAGGTAATATTTGTGTGGACCTCTTGTCTCGTATGCGTTTTGTAACACATACTTTTCAAGCTCAATTATCTTTTGCTTGGTAAAGCCGTTGCTTTCTTTTAGTGAAAGATCGAAAGCCCTATCTGTAGAATGTGTGTTACTTACTGCACCTATTTGGGCATCTCTCGCTGCTGTTCTATAAACAGAAGTAAGCTCACATGTTATGTCGTGGTTTTTGCAAAACATTAATACAATGCCTAGCAACTTTACAAGTTTTGGATTCATGAACATCATATCGAAATCGACTCCCTTTTTTATATAGAGATATTGTGTCCTATTTCGTTTCGATTTCCAAGATGTGAATAACCTTTTTAAGGGCATCTTTTACTCCAGCTAAGTCTAACTTATCGACATCTAGTTTATCTAACGCAAGTGCTGCGTCTTTTTTATCTTTAGATTTTTTATTACGCTTCGCTTCCTTCGCAGCTTCTTTCGAGGTTACGTCTTCAGTAGCGATTGTGTAATCTGCGGGAACATGAATGTCGTATCCAAGAAAAGCATCTTTCTCAGTGTAAGCAGCTATTGCCTCCACTAAAACTTCTACCGCTTCCCCAGCTTTATTATAAAGAAACTCCCCTATTACCTCAGGGCGAAATTTATCCCCTCTTATTTCTCTGCGGTCATCTTCTCTACCTCTTTCAAAGTCGTCGGCTTTTTCTAGATTGATCCATCTTGCAGGGTTGCCGTAAGCGTTCTTAGCGATTTGTTTTGCAAGCCACTTATCTCCATCTTCTTTGCTCATTGTTGCTTTTGCCCCATTTCTTCCGGGTCTGTGTCTTGTTATTTTGTATTCGATCATTGCCATTATCTACCCACCTTTTCTATTGTTATCACGTTGTATGCTCCATCCGCTTCTAATGATTCAGTAGAGTCTAACCTAATCCTAATCTCAAGGGTCTCCCCTTTTAAAAGAGGTATAGAATCACTTGTGGATATTGATTTAGCTATTACTGAACCACTCTCATTTCTAAATCTACTTGTGGCATGTAATGGAGTTGCTGCGCTATTCTTTGATATACCTATAAACATATCGTCCCCATTGTTCAGCGAAGCCAAGCTATACGTACCACGTATTTTAAACGTAGAAGAGTAAGGAGCAGTAAAAATTCCAGTTGTACTATTGTAAGCACCATGTGAATTAACGTCCACATCTTCGTAAATTAGTGCTGCCCAACTAGTGCCGTAAGAGTCACCTGCATTAGTAGTTGCCCGAACAAGTATTGATTCATCTGCAATGATTTGGTTTTGTCCTGATATTTTGCTTACACTAAAATTAGTTCTAGCATTACCTTGGAGTGACACACTTTCTCCCCAATTATTAGCGTAGCTGGTTTTTAATGTTTCACCTTTTAATAAGTAAACTGCTGATATACTTACGTGATGTGAAAAGAAAGTATTAGTCGATGATGATTCTGCTTCTTGCTGACATTCGCCTATTAATGTTGATCCATTTTTGTATAAAAGGAGTTGCCCTTTATTTCCTGCTGTAGGACTAGATACTTGCAGCCCAGTGTTAGCTGAGACTTGATACCAACCAGATGTACCTATTGTATAAATACCTGTGCCAGTTGCAAAATTAGAATGTGTCTCTGAACTAGTTGTAAAAGTTAGATCTCCTTCAGCGGTATTTGATATTGCTGCACCAGCATAGCTATCGGCAGACATTGCTACAATTCTATTATCATCCACAACCGCAACGTCTTGAGAATTTGAACTCCAACCTTGAATTGGAATACCGTAAACGTTTACTGAAAAGTAATCTGATCCTGCCGACCACGTAAAGGGAGTTGTTGCATTCCAATGTGCCGTGCCGTCATCCCCTGACACATTAAAAGTAGTACCGCTTCCACTAGACACCATTCCTAAGTGAGCATTTGAACCCCCATCAAACCCTTTAACAACACCATAAACATCCCTCGATGATATTCTATCAACCATTGATAGTCCGTCAGGCAGGGTAAACCCAATAATCCCTGTAGGGTTTGTTTGGATGCTGCCATATATTCGAATATCAACAGAATCCCCAACTCTTCTGTATTGTGATCTATAATTGCCATCAGCTGTGTCTAGTGCAAAATTTAACAGATTAGGATCGTAATCTTTCCAATCACTAACAGCAACCGCACTTGGATGGGTTTGAATTGGTGAAACTGAAATGTTGTCAAGAAATACATCGTAATCTACTGCTGATGTTGAAGCCAAGTGAAAACATAATCTGTATTCTTGGTCTGTAGCATCCGTTTGAAATGTACAAAAGTGAGAACCTTTCCCAGCTTTTAACTCCGCTCCTTGTGGTTCAATAACATTATAATCTGAAACGAAAGAATCGTTTGAGCTAATTATATAAACTCGCATATCATCGTCAGCGTATCCTGCGTGACTTGCATCGTAATCAAAAGTTACTTGCATCACTGAGCTTAGGTCAGCGAGTGGAAAAAGATCTAAGTCTATAGAGACTCCAAAACCTTGTAGGTTTGTAGTTGTTGTCTTAGCAAGTTTTGCTGAGGCAACTCCTCTTAATATTTCTGCAGTTGTAGTTGTTCGAGTAAAAGCTAATCCAGTTGTTGTACCGTCTTGACCGTCTACAGGTTTAACACCCGCTGCATCGGCATAGAGGTTATAATTAGAAACCGAGGCTTCGAAATCAGAGTTACCACAATAGTTGATCCCCCCTGCTCCTGCACCAAGCTCAATTACTGAAGTACCGTCGTAAAATTTTACTTTCTTTTCAGTAGTGTTGTGCCACTTTCGACCAGTTACTAAACCAGCCCCCGTAGGATCGGCAGCGAGATTTTCAAACTGCGCCCGTTGTAATTCACCATATACTTTCATTCATTACCCCTACTTCTATATAAATTATTCCTTAACCATTTTACGTCTGTTTTTATCTCTTGTATATTTTTCGACGTTGTCTTGATCGCTGCCTTATTTAGTTGGATAGCTGTATTCACTTCACTCTTAAAATCTGCAAAGACCTTATCCACAATAAACCCGTCAGTGTATTGCCCTAAAAGAAAGACAACTAGCGAAACCATTGCTCCGACCGCTAGTAGTGAGAATTTCTCTTTTAAGGCTTCTTTCATATATTACCAAGTTAATTGCTTAATACTTGTCCAAGCGTCTACAACATTTCTGCCGTTATCGGTTGAAGTCGTGTAGTTTGCTGAGTCGTTAGATGAATACCATCTTTCTAAGCCTGCAATACTAGCAGGAGTAAAACCACGACGGGCAACGGATTGGTCTAATACAGATCCAACCCTGAGTACAGCTAGTCCATTCGTACTACCTGTGCTCATTATTTACCGCCGCTTCTTTTCGATTGTCCTATAACTTTTAGCTCGTCCATTTGTCCGGCAGTTGCTCCTGCTGTACCTGCAGAAATTTGTACCTTAATATATGGAATTAAATCTAATGAACTTAGATAAAGGATTACTTTCTGGTCAGCATCATCAGTTAGTTCAAAGTATTCTTGGTCAACATTAACAACACCTGCTTGAACATCTAAAATAGGAAGTGCATATTCATCAGCGTCGCCGCTTGTATGAAGTCCAACAAACCTAATTCTAAAATTGGCAGCAGCATTAATATCTACATTGCAGAAAACTGCAAGTTGTTCAAAATCCCTAACGTCAATTTCTTCACCGCAATCAACCCACCCTGTCGTAACAGTTTGGGGTGCTGTGATTACATCGGTAGGCACATTGTCTTGTAATCTAATAGTCATGATTGACTCCCGTTAATTAAACTGTTGCGTAAACTACATACTGAAGAACATGATCCGTACTTGGATCTGCACTCATTGTAACTGCTATTGAACCCGCTCCTGCTGCAGCAGCATCACATGTAACTGGTGAAGCACCTTCTGTATGAATTGAAACCATAACAACATCAGTTGCTACAACGTCTGCATCAACAATTGATTCAGCAGCGTCACCGCCTAAAGTTGTAAATGTACCTGCTTTTTTGATACCCGCTAATTGTAAAGCTGTACCAAGTTTATTATCTCTTGATCGCTTGTTCATTCTATTTAGTGAGTATGCTTCATTGTCTGTAACTAATTTTGCCATCTTAAATCTCCATGTTTTTTAAAAAGGTAGCTCCCCTTAATCGGGGAGCGCCCTTATTTATTTCTAGTAACTAATTGAGTAAATAACCCCATTACAACCAGGCTTACAAACTTCTAATTCACCGAAGAGGCAAACGTCTACAATGTAATTGTATCCACTTGTACTTCTAGTTTCATAGAATTCGATTCCGTCTGGTGATTTACGTTTCTTAAACATTCCGTTTGATCTGAATTTCATTGAACTCATATCAAGGAAAAAGATAACGTCGTCGTCCATTTCTTGGATACCTACTAAAGTAAGTTGTGATCCTTGAACATTTCCAATAACGATCTCAGTCCAACCAAATTCAGAAGCTTTTTGCTGACCTGCACTATGGTATCCACCTTTTTCAGTTTGAAGAAGTTTAAGAACAGCACCAAGATGCTTAAAGCCCATTACAACTTTATTCGCCTTACCTCTAGCTTTCTTTCTTACGTCTGCGTAAGCATCAAAGATTTCATCTAAGATATTTGCAGAAGTAATAGCCGCACCAGAAATATTTACCGCTTGTAAAAAAGGATAAGCTGTTTTTGTTTGACCATGAAGTGAAGATCCACCACCGTTAGCAGCACTTAAAAGTGCATCTCTTACAGATTGGAAACCTGCAGCTTGAGCACCTGGGTGGTAAAATTTAGTATTCTGCGCTGTTGTGTATGCAGAGATGTCTAAAGCACCACCACCACGTGAAGCTGAAACAGTAACTCTTCCAAGATCAATGTTGATTGCAATAACGTAAACGTTCGTAGCCGTCGAGTTATCATCATCAATTGATGCTTTTTGCCCAAGAGCAAATCTATCAATTCTATCTACTTCAATTACGCCGTTTGAAAGGTCTGAATCTGCAGTAGCTTTTGCAAAGTGTGGACCAGTTAAAAGGTTAATTGAAACAGCTTCTTTCATGTTGATCATGAAGTCTTCTAAGTTGTCAGAAAGAACCCTAATAAAAGTTGATTCTGGCATCTTGCCGTCATGTTGCATAAGGTCTGTATGGTTGAACAATAATGAACCCCAAACTTCCTTGTATGCAGAAATAGTACCACGAACATATTCTGATTCAGAAATGTCAGATGCTCCTGCTAATTGACCAAATTCAATTGAACTTGCCCCTGCTCCTTTAAAAGGAACTATTACAGTTCCACCTTTCCACTTCTCATCTTTTTGTACATTGCTCAGAAACCAATCTCTTCTAATAAGCTCTTCTTTTAAAAGCTTGTTGGGTAAATATTGATTTAACATTGAGCTAAAACTTCTACTAGTTGCCATGTTAATTCTCCTTATTTAAAAACATTATTGTTTATAAAATTCTTTACTCCATGCTGTCTGCCATCCTTTGTAGATCAGCAAGACTTGTGGGTATCTTTTGTGCAGGTGAAGTACTTCCACCTTTCACATTTGGAATTGTTGGGTGACTCTTTGCAGGTGCTACAACTTGGTTGTTTGTAGCGGGAGCCGTAGCTGCGGGGGCTTGTTGTGCCTGTGTCGCAAAAAGGTTTCCATACCTATCCATTAAGTTACTTACAAGTTCCGTGGGTAAAACATCTTGTTGACGTTGCTGATATGCCAATTGACCGGCATTAATCACTTCCTGTCTAAAGGCGCCTTGCCCTAGTTGCTCGTCAAAGCGTGTCACAAAGTCAGCATTTTTTGCTAATTCTGAATCTAATAGGAGTTCTCTGGTCTGGACTTCCTGGTACTGTATTTGCTCTTGCATTGCATGGTTTTGCTTTGCGAGCTGTGCGCTTTCCCAAGTTTGGTTGTACTGGTGGTCAACCTGAGCCTTTTGTTGAGGCTCCATTTCTTGGTATTCTGCTCTGTTTAAAGCATACTTCATTATTTTGTCTTCGGAAACACCCAATGCTTTAAAAAAGCCGTGCATGTCGTCATTCTGGACCATTGCAGATAAGTCATCTAAATTTTGATTTAGATTGTTATGGTCTGCCTCAACTTTACTATAGTGATTGTCCACTCTTTCCTTAAGACCGTTATATTTTTCTTTTACTGAATCAAAAGCACCTGACTTACCATAAATCTCTCTAAATTTATCTTCTGTCTCTTTATTGGTGATAAAACCCCTCATATCTTCGGGAATTTCTCTAACTTCGTCATAAACTTTGTAGTTAAAGTCAGCTTCGTACGCTGCAATAGCTTCTTCCGCTAAAGTAGCAGGTTCTTCACTCTGTAGTGATGCCACTTTCTCAAGAATCGAATCTGGTTCTACATCTACGATTACTTCTTCATTTACTTCTTCGATAACTTCGTTAACTTCTTCGATAACTTCGTTGTTCTCTTCGTCCATCTTCTATCCTTGGTTTGGGTCTGATTGCCCGTTGGTTGCCTGGTCTGGGTTTCCTACCTTTTCTGATAACTCAGCTAACGCTCCATCTTGCATACTCTCCAAATTTTGTTGGTTTGCACCCTGGGCTTCCAGCTTTTCTAAAAGCCAGCTAACTGCGCTATAAGGAAGAACAGCACGTTTTGTTTTGCCGTCGTCCGTGGACACATAAAAATCAACCTTGACCATATACCCGTCCGTAGGTATTTGCCCGGCTTGTGCCAATTGTAATTGTCTTTGATTATTTGCTTCCGCTTCTTCATGCTCCTTAATTTTTGCTTGGAACATTTCTTGTATCTGCGGATCTAAAAATCTGAAATCACTCAACTTCATTCTGTGTGCTAACTTTTTAATAACGTAAACATGGTTATCGTATTGATTAGCTGGAGCGTACTCGCCTCTTTCAAGAGCGAGCATATCATTTTTTACATTCTCATAATCTATTGTTAAGTCGTCAAAAGTTTCGTCGGCATTTCCAAACGGAGAGTTCTTTAATAAACTTCCAATTTGTTCTTGCCCTAACTGCCCACCAACATATTGAAGAGTATGGTTTAAAGCTAGCTGCTTACCAAACATAGTTTCAATATTGTCGTTCATTGGCTCAATTTTAATTTTATACCCAAGAGCTTCCATTGATCTAAACTCAGCGATATTTACTTGCTCTCTTTTTCCTATTGCGGGAATTAACATCTCGTCGGGCAGGTAATGTCTGGCTAATTTTAAATACAACTCGCAAGTATCAACTAAAAATTCCTCGAACTTTTCGATGTACGTGTTGAAAACTTTTTTCTGTTTAATATTTTGAAATAATAAAACATAAGGATCTGCGTTCATTTCCTTGTCTATGCTCTGCTCCATGATTCCTAAAACTTGGTAAAGTTCTGCAATCTGACTTTGCATATACGGTAAGTATTGATCGCCGCTTCTTCCTGGTAGATGCGTGAGCGAGGCTCCTCCTGGAACCTTTACTAAACGCACTCCTGGTAGAAAGCCTCCATGCTCAATTTTCCCAGATGTATTAGTAACTAATTTATCATCCCCAAGAGTAACCTGATGAGTCGCAATTGCACTCGCACATCTATTTATCTCAATTTGGTAGGGGCGGGCTTGTCTAATTTTAGACCTTCCACGAGGTGATGTTGGTATGGCATCAAATTCCTTATATACATAAGGGAATATGCCATAGGGTAACTCTCCCTCTTCTAAAATACCTTCCTTTGTTCGGATATAATAGTATCCTTCTGGATACACAATTGACGGGCGATAATAGTGCTCTGTAATTAGAGTCTGGTTACTGTCCGTTCTATATTCATTTCGAGAGCCATCAAAAACCATAAAAGTTTCTTCATTACTCTTCTCAATGTATTTCATTTTTATAGGATCGTTTTCGTATTTTTTCTTAAGCATAGAGTAGTCAACCATCTTTCTTTCGATAAGGTATGGTGACTCGTCCATAGACTGAGCGTCTGGTGAGCGCATAAGATTAAACCCATACACTGTATGAAATTCAAAACCACCTTCAAAAACTGGTTTTGTCTTATCGGGCTTCGGCTGCCCTTGCTCGTCTAATACTGGTTCTTCTTCTATAAACTGACCTTGCTCGTCCTGGTACGGGAACTCTAGCTTTCGCATAAGAGGTTCAAAACCTGTACGCTTTCCACCCATAGGGTCCCAAGATATTTTTAAACAGACTTCGCCAATACCAATAAAGTTTTCTGCAAAGTTTCTTATCTTAGCTTTCAATTTATATTTCTGAGTAGCATCTCTCCAAACTGCCAAATTTAATTCAGCCGCTTTTTGATCTTGTATCTCAGTGTCAATGTCAGGGACGATTGTTACGTTAGGTGAGCCAGATATAATATTGTTTACGTAGGTTCCGGCAATTTTTTGTATATGGTTCTTGGTAAGTCTTAGCTTTTGATCTTCACTTAAATTTTCAGCGTTACGTAATTTTGTAACAAAATTTCTTCTCGCATTTTTAGAGTAATGTTCTCCAGCGATAAGCAAAAGATTTGAACGCATTTCTGCAAACAATGCTTTGTCTGCGCTCTCTGCTTTATCATATAGGCTTTTTAATTCTTCGTTATTCAGTTTCGGCATTGTAATGACCCTCTACTAACATTTCTTCGTAAAGAGCAGGATCTGAAATCATCAGATTCTCTAGTTCTTCTTCACGGTTGATTGCTGCTTGCTCCTCTGCGAACCGGGGGTCTACTTCAATGGGTCTTAGAAGTGACGGGTCTACGTAAGCTAGGTCTTGCTCCACGCTTTCCTCTTTACCAAAAATAATCTCAAGATCACCTTGCTTAAAGACACGAACTCCGTGCTCACCGCAAGCCTTGATAATACTGACTATTTCTTTCGACATAAGAGTCTTCCTTTCCATAGTATGCTAAATGGTCTAATCCAGCAAATCGTTCCATAATTTAAGCTCTTGAGAAATATCATCCGCAACTTGTGCTGTTTCGTCAAGAAACCACTTTCTTCTTTCTTCATCCTCTGTGAGCGGCTTTTTCTTAAAATGCGCTCCTTTTGGCTGCTTCAGCTTGCTCCAATCAAAAGGGCATACTGCTAACGCATAACGTAGGGAATCAATCAGATCATCTATCGCACGGCGTTTATCTGTATTCTCCAAAAGGTTCTCCAGCTCATAAACTAGCTTCTCACCTTCTGGAGTTCTAAGAACCTTCAATGCTTTCGCCTTAAACAGAGCATTTAACACACCTTGCCCTTCATCCCGCTTCTTATTGGCAGACAACAGATTTACATTGTCCATCCCATAAGAAATCGTAAGCATATCTTTACAGTGGTAATCGTAATATGTGGCTACTTCCTGTCTGACAAAGGGCTTACGCAGCTCCACATACTTTTCCAAGATTGTTTCCGCAGTTGTAACTTCACTGTCACCCCGCCAACACTTAAACACCACCGCTTCGGTATATTCTGGGGACACTCCTACAAATACGATAGAGGCTGGGTGGTTCTTTCCTCCACCTCCACTCCCGTAATCAATCCCCGTATAGACAAGCCACTCTCCAGGGAGAGTGAACTCTTTCAATGTATTATCTTTGGCGCTAAAGTTTGGGTACATCAGTCCTTCCTCGGTAACAAATCTACCAAAGATTCTTCGCTGTACTTCTGTTTCGCTGGAGCAGGTAGCAACTAATGCGGCTATGCGCTCCGGGGTCCAGTTAGAAGGCGATCCGTCTGCGTAGTACTCACAGTCGTAAGTAGAGATTTGCCACTTGGCGGCGAGGGGAAATTTTTCCAGCTCGGTCCCTCTATACTCTGGCTCTATAGCCATTTTCCATAAATGCTGGTTAAGCGTAGCGGTAAACACCATGTGGTAATACCCCTGCGTTCCCGCCAGCCTAAATTTCAATTCATCAAATAAATGTTCTGGCAGTTCTTCGTCACAATTATGGACTAAAATTCCGTTTACAAAATACTCAGGAGTATTAGCTACCGTTAGATTGTAGACGATCTCTGTATGCTTTTTTACGGCACTTCTGGGAACAGTATCTGGGGACGGTTCTTTTAGACGACCGTGAGATGAATGGAGTTCCGCAGAGTACACAGTCAAATGGGTACGCTTTAGCAGCTTTCCACTCCTCAATCTTGTGGACCTTGGTATGCTCGGATCTTGTAAGACATTCAAGATTCTTAAGCGCATTATCGAGTGGGTTAAAGTTTCTATGATGAATAACACTATCTTTAGGAACTTTCTTTTTATTGTGCGTTTCCCAAATAGAAACATGTAGATAATACCCTTTTTCATTCTTGAAGTAGTTTCTTGTTCTTGGGTCTGTATGATCTGGGTAACGGTAGTATAGGCTTTCTTCAAAATATATAAGGTCTTTAACATTTTCCATTCAGGGACAGTATAGGCATCGTCCAATGCTGTCAACTGTTCCAATGGAACCCACCCCCTATCAGTAAAGATAGGATGCTCACATGTTCCCCTCAAACTCTCCCCGTTCTCAAAATGGTATGAGGAAACCTCAGCCTCTCTATTTCTTATTGCCTTAACTTCCTTAAACCCTGCCCTAGTTAAAACTTTGTCTCCTGCCCCAATATCCTCTATAGGAACATTTCCTTTGTCAGTTAAAACCAAATGCCCTGCAGTAAAACAAAAGATTGCGTCTACACTTCCCGCCTGGAGAGCTGACGCTTGCTGGGCGTATGTCTTAAAATATATTGTTACGCCGCTGTTAAACCTAATGTACTTAATCTGCTTTCTCTCAAACTCAGCGGTCCACCCAAATACCGGATCATCTTTCATAGAGCCTTTAGGCATAAACTCAGGGACCCACTTCTCATGAAATTCTATCGTAGCTGTGTCAGTCGTAGGATACAGATACCAAAATTGTCTTGGATCTTTATGTGCCCACAACTCTTTCCAGATTTCGGGAGACGTTGCCCACTTAATTGACTTTATAATTTGAACCGACGACTTACCAATCTGATTGGCAGCGGTAAGTATGTTCATTTTGCTTCTGGAGTTTATAAATTCTTTCTGCCACTGGTAATGCTTAAGCCCGTATAGGTGGGGGAGTTCCTCCATCCTTTTTAACTTTGCCTCGTATAACTCTAATTTTTCCCTCTTGACTCGTTCCAACTGTAGCGGACTCATCGTCTGCGGCTTGTTCATATAAATCCTTTATGAGGTTAAAAGCATGTAGTCTTTCTATGTGTGAACTTCCCATTGTGGAGCTCTTTCTCAGCAAAGCAACCGCTTGCTGTATTACCATCCTGTGGAATAGGTCAGCTCTTGTCGGCTGGTACAACCTGGGGAATTGCAATAGATCTCCCATTGAGTTCCTTCTCCCTGAGTTTCAACTCAATCTCGGCTAACTTGTTATCCAGTACTTCCTGGGGCTGCGCCGCTATCTCGGTCTGCTTTATCTCTTTAATTTCGTGTATTCGCTGTACAGCTCCACCATTTATTCTATCATCCATCAATTTGTATGTTTTTAGGATGACATTAGCCGCCGCTGTATCCAATACTTCCTTTCCATCTTTGTTTATTTTCCCTATAGGAAGCGCCAAAATATCCTGCATCTTAGCCATACACCTCTCCATAATGTCCTGGAGATTATCTTCGTACGATCTAACCGGGCAGAGTATCCACGCCAAATTTAAAGGAGATCTTAGTACAGTTTTGTAGAAATATAGATCGGAGCAAACCCCGGTCCACAGATCCGCATTTCTGACTTTGCAACCAATCTCGCAGCTCTTTTGATACTCATACCAAAACCTCATTCTTATCGTATTTAGCGACGCAGACGGAGTTACTTTTTTGCGTAGAACCCCCTCGGGTAATGAGAGCAAATCTTCGGGTACAGTCAAAATGGCAGATTTAAATTTTCCCTGGGTTCTACTAACAATAGAATCGGGGTTTTCTAAGTCAAATAAGCCACTCACGGATGTTTCGATATACTGATCAGTCATTGTACGAGTATGGGACCAAGTTTTTAGGACGTCAATACTTAGCCCGTCAGATTTCTGGGTGGAAATAGCCAGAAAGGGGGTCCGGGGTATCACTTTTATGTCGAGGTAAAGTAGCTGTAAGGGGTAACGCAGAGCATGTAGGCAGATTTTGCCTAGCTCCTTTTTTTCGATTTTTCCTTTTTATTTTAAGGGGTTAGGAGGATTCCAATCTCGAAACTTCATCGACCCCCACCCCCCGGTAAAAAACAATAACCCTGTCAGGAATATACGCACCTACTTAACGTACCGAAATCACATGAACCCCGGACCTTTATGCACGATAATAGATATTATCGTGCATTGCATCTGTATGATATCAGTATGTTACACGATTATGGTCTAGAATAGTACTATGTCCGTACGAACAGGGGTTGGCATGAATCTTGCTAAGCGAATATTCGCTAGGAATATACGAACCTGACATTAATGTCCTGATTGACGGTCCGGGGTGTCGTGGAAAAAAGGAGCGGAATACTCTGTTACATAGATGATACATGTGTATGTGTTGCCTAACAGTTGTTTGGCATACCTAACAGACTAAATTAGTCTACATATAATAGACTAGGTACAGTTAAATTACCGCTGCCTAACTTCCTATATAATAGATTAAAGTTTTTAATTAATGATCCGAGTAGTTATTACATAGCGCATAATAATACTTGATTAAAATTGTATGTTATGCCTATAATACTATCAAGCCAATAACCACTTAATAACCATGGCTTTAAAAAAGGAATTATCATGGAATTTATTACTACACTTACACTAATCACATCATGGGCTTGTTTGCTATTTAGCGGGGCGTTAACACTAAACTCTATTAAGTTATTAGGGAGGGGCTAAACATAAACGATAACGATATTTTATTAAATCCTTAATAACCTTATTGAATCAAAGGCGGCTTAAATGAAAAATATATACGAATTTACTGGTAATTACGACGATGATTATTTTATAAATGAAAACAATATGAGTGGGATGCACTGGGAGTTACTAACAGGGTGTTATCACCAAGGTGAATGTGATGATGATACTAAAGCAGCATCACCAAGTTTTGATATTAAAGATTATGAAGCGGCTATGGCTCATTTAATCGAGTGGGGAATTGAAGAGGAGCGTTTTATTGATAGTGATGGTGGGCGTGATGAGTCTGCTATCCTGGAATATTATTTGTGGGTGATAGCAGGGGATATTTCAGAGCGTGAAAATGAAAGTGAGGGGGAATAATGAAAAATATATACGAATTTAATGGTAATTA